GGCGGGGCGACGTCGCCGAGCCGGTCTGGTACGCAGCCATTGGCCTTTTGCGCTACTGTGAAGAGGGCGAGGAGCTGGTGCATGAGTGGTCTAAAGGGCATCCCGGTTACTCGGTCGAGGCCACGGCGGACAAGATCCAGCACCACATCGACTCAGGCTCAGGTCCCACCACCTGCCAGAAGTTCGGCATGGAGAACCCGGGCCCCTGCATGGGCTGCCCCTCGGCCAACAAGGTCAAGAGTCCCATCGTCCTGGGCCGGGAGATCGAGATCGCCGCGGCGGTCACCGAGGAAGAGGCCGACCTGGTCCCCCACGGTTTCACCCGCTCCGAGACCGGCGTCTACTACACCGCCGACGAGGGGGCGCCGCAGCGCATCTACCCTTACGACCTCTACCCGATCCGGGTGGCCCACGACCGGAGCTTGGGCTACGAGACCGTGACCATCCGGCACCGGATGCCTATCACCGGGGAGTACCAGGAGTTCACGGTGCGCTCGGCGCTTTTGCACGACCCCAAAACTTTCCTCATGACCATGGCGGATAATCACGTCCAGGTGACGGGGACGAACGAGAGGAAACACATGATGGCCTACGCGGACACTTACATGGCGAAACTGCGCTCGCTGAAGAGCCTGTCCACCCTCCACTGCCAGATGGGCTGGCGTGCCGACGGACTGGACCAGGCTTTCGTCCTGGGCGAGCAGACCTACCGCATCGACGGGACCGAGGAGGAGACGGGTTATGCGCGGAACATACCGGAAGTTGCGAAAGCGTTTCATGCAGTCGGGGAGAAGGAAGAGTGGGCTGCCGCTACGAAAATCCTGGGGCTCCCCGGGATGGAGCCCTTCGCCTTTGCCTTCATGGCTGGGGCCTTCGGCGCGCCCCTCATGCGCTTCACCGGCTACGCCGGCGCTGTCGTGGCACTGGTCGGACATACGGGGATCGGCAAGACCCTGGTCGGCGAGTGGATTCTATCTACTTACGGAGACCCCCGCCAGCTCTCCCTCCTCAAGAACGACACTGTCAACGCTCTGGTCTCGCGCCTCGGTCTTTATGGATCTCTACCGCTTTATCTCGATGAGGTCTCCAACATAGAGGGGCAGGAGCTTTCCGATCTGCTCTACCGTGTGACCCAGGGGAGGGACAAGGCGCGGCTGGGCCGGGACTCCCGCGAGAAGAGCGTCCTGAACTCGTGGAGCACCGTCGCCATAGCGTCGTCCAACCACTCGCTGGTGGACAAGCTGGCGACCCTGAAGTCCGACGCCTCGGCCGAGGTGAACCGCATACTTGAAGTCTTCTGCCGCCCTGTCCAGGGTTTCGGCCGCGCCGAGGCCACCCGCTGCTACCGCACCTTCCACGAGAACTACGGCTCCGCAGGTCCTGCCTACATCCGGCACATCGTGGAGAACCAGACCGGGCACCGGGACAATATCGACGCCCTCAGCAAGAAGATCGACGCCATGAGCGAGGCTGGCAGCGACGAGCGTTTCTGGTCCGCCATGAGCGCCACCGCGGTCTACGGTGGGCTGATAGCCAAGAAGCTGGGGCTGATCGAGTTCGAGGTGGCGCCGGTCTTGAAGTGGTTGGTGGGGAGGATCAAGGAGCTCCGAAGCGACAAGGAAGAACTCTCCGCGACCCAGGTCGACGTCTTGGGCCAGTTCCTGGACGAGATGGCGCCTGGCGTCATGGTCACCTCCGGCGACGAGTCGAAGCTCTGCACCATCCTGCGCGAGCCGCGGGGGCCGCTGGTCGCCCGGATCATGACCGACAAGAACCTGCTCTACGTCTCCCGCAAGGCTCTGGCCAAGTACCTGGAGAAACATTTCGCGAGCTACACCGAGCTGAAGGGCGAGCTCACTGAGATCGGCGCCCTGAAGCAGTCCAATATCCGCAGGGTCTTGGGTGTGGGCACCTACATCGGCGGGACGCAGCAGCCCTGCTGGCTGATCGACCTGAACTGCCCAGCCCTGGGGCGGAAGGTGCTCACGACGGTGACCGAGATCCAGGGGTCGAAAAGTAAGATAACGGCGGTAGGGTGATGCGCCGCCGCGACATCCGCCCGGGGAGGGTCTACGAGGGTACAGGCCTTCGCATCGTGACCAGGAAAACATTCACCACGGTCTACTTCATCGTGCTGGAGCCGGCGGTGCAGAGGATCAAAAGCTTGCCGGTGCGCCCCAAGGGCGGCGGGCACATGAGTCTACACGGGTTCGCCAAGTGGGCGAGGAGGGAGGTAAGCGGTGCCTGAAGTCACCGAGTCACAGCTTAAAAACGCTTTCCTCCGACAGAGGCAGAGCCTCCCCCTTACCGTGAAGATCGAGATGTCGAAGCGAAGGATTCGGATTTGGTACGAAGCCCACAGCGGCCGAGTCTACGTGGCCTTCTCAGGCGGCAAGGACTCCACCATCCTCCTCAAGCTGGTACGGTCTATCTACCCTGACGTTGTCGCAGTGTTTGTAGATACAGGCTTGGAGTTCGAGGAGGTAAAGGCTTTCGTCAGGACCATCGAGAACGTGATCTGGGTGAAGCCGAAGTACACCTTCAAGCAGGTGATAGAGCGTTGGGGCCATCCGGTAGTGTCGAAGGAGGTCTCCATGGCGCTTGACAGGTACCGGAACACTAAGAGCGACGTGCAGAAAGCTCTACGACTCCACGGCGGCACAAACCCGGCGACCGGACGGCAGCAGACCAAGGGGGTCATCCCCGAGCAGTACAAGTACCTGATCGACGCCCCCTTCAAATGCTCGGAGTATTGCTGCAACGCTTTGAAGAAACAACCCTTGGCCGCTTTCGAGCGCGAGTCTGGGCTGAAGGCTTTCGTAGGCACCATGGCTACCGACAGCAGGCTCCGCAAATCCGAAATCCTGAAGGACGGTTGCAATGCTTTCGGAGCCAAACGGCCCACGTCCAGGCCCTTGGCTTTCTGGACTGAGGACGACATCATGCGATGCATGAGGGTTTTGCCACACTCGGAGATCTACGACATGGGGTACACCCGGACAGGCTGCATGTTCTGCATGTTCGGAGTCCAAGAGGAAATGCGGAAGACAGGGACGAACCGCTTCCAACTCATGAAACAAACCCACCCGAGAATCTGGGAGAAAGCTCTCCCAGCCCTGGGGATCGACAAAGTGCTGGACTACATGGGGGTGCCGTATAAATGAAAAACTACGTCTTAGGTTTCGCCTTCAGCGAAGACAGGCAGCGGGTGGTGCTGATCTGCAAGAACGGCGCCTCGGTGCCGGAGCACAAGGGGAAGCTGAACGGTGTGGGTGGCAAGATCGAGCCCCACGAGACGACGTATGAGGCCATGCGCCGGGAGTTCCTGGAGGAGACAGGGGTGGACCTCCCCGACTTCCTCTGGACCTATCGCGGGGTCTTCTCTGGCGAGGGGTGGAGCGTGAAGGTGTTCAGCTTCGTGGGGGATGAGGTCCTTGCCGCAAGGACGGTGACGGATGAGGATGTGGTGCCCTGCCGCATATACCGAGATTGTCCAGAGCATGTGTTCTACGATCTCTGCCCCCACGTCCCGCTGCTCGTGGGGCTCTGTTTGAACGAGAGGGTAGGTAAATTCAGTTTTGAGGAGGCGGCGGGGACCTAGTCCCCACCCCTCACCCTCTTGAGCAGCGCCGCTTCTCTCTCCGAGAGTTCCCCGGCGCGTGCTCTCCTCCCCCGCCTCACCGCCTCAAGTAGCTCGCTCTGCGTGATCTTCATCCCAGGGTTCTTCAGCCCCCAGGCGTTCACCCCCTCCAGAGCCTCCTCCCGCGCGTCGAAGTCGTTCTCCAGGGTCGCCTCGGTCACCCGCTTCAAGAGAAGCGACCTTCTCTGCCTGATCTCCGTGGAGAGTTTCGCCACATCCCTGCGCTCCTCCTGCGCCAGCATCACCTCGGCCGGGTTGATGCCCAGGAGCTGAAGCGCGATGGAGGCCGGCGAGATGTCCTCCGGCTGGATCATGGTGCGCCCGCCGGCGCCCCTCGCTCCGTGCTCCGCCAGCTCCGCCCCCTTTACAAAATCCTTCAGGATCTTGGGGGAGGAGAGTTTGAAGGCCTCCACCATGTCCCCCTCGCTCAAGGCATCCGCTGCGCGCATGGTGTCGGAGACGATGCCGAAAGCGGGACCCGCCAGGCGACCCGCATACCACTGCGCCTTCTCGGTCGCGGTCATCCCCGGGGGCGGGTCGCCGTTCACAATGTTCGACAGACCGCCCAGCCCGATCCTCTTGTGGACGTCGATGCCGAAAAGCGTCGGCAGGCCGTAAAGGACCGTGTTGCCCGCCTCCTCGCCCAGTGCCTCGCGCACGAACTGCGCCGCGTCCCGCTCCAAATCCCAGGGGTCGTCCGGGTCGCCGAAGGCTAAAGCTATGCCGGCCATGATAGCGCTGGAGGCAGGGTTCGCCACCAGCATGGTAAGCGGCGTCCCGGCCGCCCCTGCAAGCCCCAGGCTCATGGTGAGCATGTAGGCCATCTCCTTCTTCCTCTCCCCCCACCCCTCTTCTTGGTAGGCGTCCTTGGCGAGCTGGATGGTCTTGCCCAGCATGTGGACCTGGAAGAAGCGGAACTGGCCGAACAGGCGCCCCACGTTCCCCCGCAGGATCTGCGGCCGGTTCTCCGAGGTAAAGTCCCCCAGGGTGTCGCTGATGATGTCGGCGGCATAGTCGTTGGCGATGGCGAAGTCGTTGCCCCGCTCCATGGCCAGCTTGAAAGATGCGACCGCCGCAGCGCGCCTAGACCCTGCCTCCGACTTCTGCATGAAGAAGGCCGCCTTCGATATCACCTTGTCGGCCAGCTTCTTCCCTTCGCCCGAGCCCGCGATCAGGTCCATGAACTCGTGGGAGGAGGAGATGTCCAGGACCCCCTGGAGCCCCAGGACCTTCAGGATGAGGAGCTTCTGGTCGTTCTCGTTGAAGCCGTTGTAGATCACCTTCATTGCGGTCCTGAGACCCCCCCGCTTGTCGGCCGGCGCCTTGCGCTCCTCCTCGATTAGGGCGTAGAGCCGCTCCCCCACGTTCTCGTGCCGGGTGTTGAACTCCTCGATCCGGTCATCCGAGAACTTGCCGCCCATGAACTGCTTGGCCTCGGCGACGTACATCGCGAGCGCCTTGCCGAACCCGTGGCGCGCCGCCAGCTTGGGGATGGTGATGAGGAAAGGCTGCGACCACTGCACCGCATAGATCGAGGGGGATGAGAGGAACCAGATGAAGGAGGCTTTCCCCATCCACTTGACCAGCTCGTTGATGCGCTCGGCGTCGTGGGTCTTGTCCAGCGCGTAGAGCTTGTCCTTCAAGCTTGTCATGCGCTCCACGGCGTGGGGCTGCCACCCCGGGGTCTTGCCATACTCCCTGATGGCCGAGTCCATGTCCCGGAAGAGCTTCTCCACCTCGCGCCCGTACTTGGCGTAGGCGATGGCGTGGGACGCCTTGTTGACGTAGGCGCCGTAGGAGCGCAGCATGTCGGTATCGTAGCCCTCCACACCCTCGCGCTTGAGACCGGTGCCGGCCAGCGACGTCTTGGGCATGGTCTGCACCCGGGCCGCCGCGAAATCATCCATCAGGAGGTCCAGGTCGTCACCCGTGATGCCCCGCTTCTCCGCCGCGGCGCGCATCCGGTTCAGGAAAGCCTCGGGGATGTTGGCCACCTGCCGGTTCGACTCGGGCAGGAGCTCATACTCGACCCTGAAGCCTGCGGCCTGCTGCGCCCGCACCGCCTCGTCCGCCTTCTTCTTGGACTCGAAGGCCTGGAGCTTGATGCGGTTATCCTCGGCGTCGAAGGAGCGCACGATATGGTTACCGAAGCGGGACAGGGGGGCGTAGTCGCCCTTCAGCCGGCCCTTCGACCTCGCGGAGATCTGCAGGGCCAGGTCGACGACCTCGTCCCCCTCTTTCTTCCTGAGAGCGTCCAGCTGCTCCGGCGTGGAGACCGCAGCCTGGAAAGCCAGAGCCTCGGCCTGGGCGAACGCCTCAGGGCCGAAGGCCTCCCTGAGCGGCGCCATCTCGATCTCTTCCAGTTGGTCCAGGAGAACCCTCATGTGGTCGATGATCTTGCCGTGGACGACCCGCTGCTCTGGGGTCATCGAGTTCCACATCTGCAGGAGCTCGGTGCGCGCCTCGCCCAGGGACTTGCCGAACTGCTTGTCCTTGCCGGCGTCCTCCCACGACTTCGGGGTCCAGGGCACGACCTTCCTGGGATCGGCATGGAGCTCGTAGAGGGTCGCCTTGGCCACTAGGTCGTTGAAGGTGTCCTTCGCCTCACGGGTCTTGAAAGCGGCGCCGAACTCAAGCTCCAGCTTGCGGCCCAGGTTGAGCGGCACGTCGGTGGCCGCCGCCTTCGATTTCCTCACCACCACGTAGCGGGCCAGGAGATCCTTGATGGGGGCGTAGAGCGGCATCGACTTGGCCATCTCGATGGTGCGATCGACAGCCATGATGTTACGCCACACGTTCCCGGTGACGTCGGATAAGACCCGCTTGGAGGCGAGGTTGCCGAGCTCGCGGGTGAAGCCCTTGACGTCGGAGCGAGAGAACATCGTGGTGATCTCGGAAGCCTCTCGCAGCGCGGCAAGCTTCGAACCGGGGTTTGCTTTTACATAGTCAGAGACCAGCTTTGCCGTCACGGTGCGGATCTTGTCGAAGTCCTTGTAGATGACGGCAGTGGCTTGTGCCGGGAAGCGCCCGTTGTGCCTCTCAAAAACCTGCCCGATGAGGTCGACCACATATGACAACACCCGCTGGAACAGCGTCGGGTTTTCCTTGCTCATCTCCGCCCAGAACTCTTTCTCGGCGAACAACGCGCCTACGGTATCAGCCACCACCTCTTTACCTGCACGGGGTTCGGGGAAGGCTTTCAAGTATTTCCTGGCGCCTTCGGCCGAAATCTCGGAGCGCACGAACGCTTCGAAAGGGGTGTACAATTCAGGTGCACTCAACTCAATGGTGTGCAGAAGCTCGTGGCCAAACACGACCATGTGGGGCTCGCTCGCGTTCACATTGATGTAGATGGTGGACGGGTCGACGTTTCTGATGAGACCCTCAGGAGCTTCAAGGCCATTCAGAGCCTCGAACAGAACAACCTTTTTCCCGAAGGCTGCGCCAATTCCGCTGAGATGTCGGCCTGCTTCTGTGCCAGAGCTAATTCGGATACTTCCCGCTGGGATAGGTTTTTTAAGTGCCTGGGCAACTCCAGCCCTAACTCGTTCGAGTTCTCCGCTTGCGCCGCCCACATCTTCAGGTCCAGCAGCCCTATGTGCATCTTTATCCTCCCTCGTAGTGAACCTCGTCTCACCGCTCTCGACCCCCTTGGTCTTCATCGCCTCGCCGGCACGCACCACGAGCGAGCGTAGCTCGGCCTCGGAGAGCTTCAGGTCGAAGCCCAGGCGCCGCAGCGCCGCTTTGAAAAGTTCGACGAAGCGGTCCCACAGGGGGCTCTTGCCGTCGGTCCTGGCCAGCTCGACGATGTACTCCTCGGCCGCCTCAAGCTTACCCTCGCGGCTCTTGGTCTCGATCCCTTTCTCTTGGGCGAACTCCCTGACCCCCGAGCCCAGATCGCCCCAGGCTTTTGACAGAAGGGAGTCGAGGTCGGCACGGGAGAGGACGGCGCGCAAGCCTGCATGGCGCAGCTCGTGCTTTAACAGGACCTCCTCGGCCTCGGCGAGCGAGGTGAGGTTCTCGGCGTTCAGGTAGATCGAGCCCCGGTGGAAAACGCCGTTGAACTTGACCTGCGTGGAGAGCCCCGGGACCTCCGAGGCGGTGGCGACTACGACGACAGGGACCTTGAGCTGGGCGATGATGGGGGCGAGGTGGCTCTGGACCTCGGAGGCGGGGAGGCCAGTGCCCTTGGCGCGGTTGAACTTCTCCACGATCTCCACATCCTCGTCGGAGAAAATCACGTAGTTGTAGTTACCAGCGCCCCTGCTGCGGCTGGAGCCGTCAAGGTATTTGATGCCTCGGATGCCGAGGGAGTGGAGATGTTCGGACGCGGCCTGCTTTGCCGCCTGCTTGCTCAAACCTTCAAACATTTCTTTGTCTTTACCGGATGCCGTGTAAAGCTGTTCGCCGGACCACTCAGCCCACACGCTTTCGTCGGGAGTCTCAGGCGACTTACGCAGCGCCTCTTTCACCACCTCGCTCTGCTCACTCAGCGGCTTACCCCAAAGCAGGTACTCTTCTTCCTTGGGGGCGAGTTCTACCTGGTAGAGGCGGCCCTTGTCTCCAAATACTTCCTGATGAGCTTCAAGCAACTCGTCATTCAACGCCTCGGAGTGCTTCGGATGTGCGACCTCACCTCGGGTCGTCTCCATGAGGTACGCAACCGATCTGCGAATAAAGCCCTTGCGGGTCTTCAGGTGCTTGTAGAGCTTCTCGGTGGTGGCGTCCTCGTTCTCTTCCGAGAAGCTCTAC